GATTTATCTGGAATTGAAGATCCTGATGATTTAATGATAGAACTTTTGAACGTATTGAATGAAGGTACTAAATCTGTTATTCCAGGAAATTATTATACATTTGTATATAATCCAAAAACACCCCTAATACAGTACGATCAGAATCCTCTTGTTGCAGTTACCGGTATATTTAATTGGGGATTTAGGGGAATTAATTTACATTGGAATCAACCAAGGCAATATACCTGGGATGAAATACCTGGAGGAGTATATCAAATAAGACCAGAGGAAGTTGATGATGTTAAAAGTATTCCATATGCGAAAATTCGTCTAAATAATTAGAAAACTATTAATGGCTAATTCAATAACTGGATTTCAATTATCACAATCTGGAGTTGACCTGTCGAAAACGTCAGGAGCCGCATCTGTTAGCAAAACTTCTGATTCAAACTCACCTTCTTTAAGAGGAACAGGTATACCTACCTATAGATATCCAAATAAAGCTATAAAAGAATCCGACGATTATCTAGAAATTAGAGTTGTTAAATATACACCTCCCGGAACTCAATCTATTGCCGAGAACAACGTTTCCTTTAAAACTACGACACAAGTACTAAATGAAAGTCCAAATATAAAGACTCCAGTTGCAATTATTACTCTCCCAATGCCTCAGGATATACAAGATTCCAATTCTGTTGAATGGGGTGACAGCAGGTTAAATGCACTCGAAGCCGCTACAGTATCAGCAACTATGGAGGGAATGAAATCAGGAAATCCTCTTAGTGGTGCTGCTACTGGAATCAACAAAATATTAGAAACACTTAAAAGCACTGCTGCATCAGGAAATGCTCAAGACCTAGCACAATCGTATTTTGCTGCACAATTAGTACAGGTTTTCAATTCAAACGTTGATGCTGCATCTTTATTGTCAAGATCCACTGGACAAGTCTTGAATCCAAACCTAGAACTTCTATTTAAGGGAGTTGGTCTGAGGGAATTTTCATTTAATTTTGATTTTGCACCAAAAAGTCCTGATGAGGCAAAAGTTGTTAAGGACATTATCAGAACTTTTAAAAAAGGAATGGCACCAAGAAGTTCATCAGGAACTGCTACTGGTGCTGGACTTTTCATAAGTGCTCCAGATATATTTGTACTTGAATACAAATCTGGAGGAAAACCCCATCCATTCTTGAATAAATTTAAACCAATGGCAATGAAAGGAATGGGTGTTAATTACACTGGATCGGGTACATATTCTGTCTATAGTGACTCAACTCCAGTTCACATGAAACTTACATTAACTTTCCAAGAAGTTAACCCAATATACTTCGAAGATTATCAAGATTCAGACGTAGGAGTAGGTTACTAATGGGATACTTCAGAGAACTTCCAGAGATAGATTATCAATCCTTTCTCTTAGAAAAAAATGGATCAGATTCTTACATAAGAGTTAAGAATTTATTCCGTAGAGTTAAATTACGTGATGACCTACAAAATGTCGTTACGATTTTCAATAAGTATCAGATTCCAGAAGGATATCGTCCAGATTTGGTCGCAGAAGAACTTTATGGTAGGGCAGATTTAGATTGGGTTGTTTTATTAACTGCAAATATTGTGAATGTTAGAAATGAATGGCCATTATCGAATAGAGAACTTTACAATTTTTCTGTTGACAAGTATGGAGTTGAGAATTTAAATAGCATAAAATTTTATGAAACTACTGAGGTCAAAGATTCCCAGGGTCGTTTAATTTTACCTTCTGGAAAAGTAGTTGATAAAGATTTTACAATCCCCAATCCAGATAAAATTTATGATAGTATAATACAAACTTTAAATCCAGTAGTTGGTATTAGTAACTATGAATATGAAACTAGAAAAAATGATGAAAAGGGATCAATCTACGTTTTAAAAAAATCATATCTACAACAATTCTTGAATGATATAAGAAAAATTATGAATTATGACAAGTCATCCCAATATGTAAATCCAAAACTAGTTAAAACAGAAAATACTAAAAATACATTACCATAAGAGTTCTAGACTCTTATCAAACATCATAACATAACGGTGCTTGCGGGAGCGTTCTTTCCATTCTCCCTCGGCACCTTTTACTTTTCCGCGTGAATGCTTGGTGCCGTCTGCATAATAGAAATCTTTCTTTGCATCTGTAAGACCGCAGTACTTAAAATTGGCGTATGAAATGATCGCTTTGACTTCAGTATCTTTTCGTAACTGTCTAATCGCTTTTGAAACGAACCAAGAAGTGATATTATACTCGCCCTGTTGAGTTTGTGGATGAATACAGAGTCTTGAGAGTTCGAAAAGTCCTTGTTGTTCATTTCTTTCAAGTCCAAAAGCGCCTTTTGCAATTTCTGGTACTGGTAATCCTGTAAAAATTATTACACCTTGCAGTCCGCCAATATTTAGAGGAAAGAACTCATTAAAAAGGGGGAGTTGACTCCCCCATCATATCATAGAATCAGTCTTCTGCCAACTTGGCAAAGTAGGACAGAGCATCATCATCCTCATCTTCTTCAACCGCAGGTCGGCGAGTCGGTTTCAGATTGCTGAGTTCAGTACGAAGGTCTTCAGTAAGTTCTCGGGCAGAACCACGAGTATCATCTTCATCATCAACTTCCTCATCAACTCGACGAGAACCTTTAGAACCAAGAACATACTCAAGGCGCTTCTTCAGTTCATCATAAGACTTGAATTGGTCGGCAGCAACAAGTTCGGCAAGAGAATATTGCCTCTTCCAGACTTCTTCCATTGCTCCATCATCATCCAGCAGAGCACCCTGAGAGGCAAACTCACTGGAGTCATAGTTACGATAACCAGCAACATTCTTTGCCTTCAGTTTGAAGTTTGCACCTTGCCAGAAGTCAAACGGATCGATAGGAGTCTCATCCTCAAACTCAGGTTGCATTGCCTCAGAAATCTTATCAAAGATTTTCTTACCATACTTGAAGAGGAAGACCTTACCTTCGTTTTCGGGATTGGCAGGGTCTTTGACGACATAGATATTGCTCACGTAAGTCAGTTTACGCTTTTGCTTACGAGCAATTTCTTTACCAGCATCAGTACCATTATTCCAGAGTTCAGAATTAAGTTCTGACACTGGGTCTTTTTGACCAGTAGTGGTCAAAGAATTCTCGATATACCAACCACCAGGACCTTGGAATGCATGACTGTAGAGTTTCACGAATGGCAGGTCTTCACCATTCGGAGCAGGAAGGAAACGGATAACGGCATAACCATTGCCGCTCTTATCTACATCCAGTTTCCAGATGCGGTCATCACTAGAACCGCTATTAGTATTCATTTTTTCAACTTCTTTGACCAGTTTGGCGGTCAGAGAGCCCAGTTTAGATTGCTTTTTAAGGTCAGCAAATGACATTTGGATTACCTCGGATAAATTGGATTCGGGGGATTTACTTGGATATTATAGCAAGGATTCTCTCAAAGGTCAACGTATTGCTTGAGAGATTCAATAGTTTTAGTCATACTGTTAAACAATGTCTGCATATCAGTATCTGGGGGAAATCCCATCAAGGATACTGATTTACGTAGGTTTTCTTTCATTTCAATTGCCTCAGGATCATTCGAAAGAGACAATCTTGTGTACATTATACGTTGTTTTTCTAATAGTATTTGTAATTTTTCAATGTGCTCCAGTTTAGTATCACGATCCATCATACCAAAAGTGAGAATACTTCCGTAAATCTCTTCTTGTAATTTATTAATTTCTTTCAGTTCTTCTTGAATAATATCAGAATCAAAAAAATTACTCATTGATAATTTCCCTTAAAATCTTTTTAAATTGGAACACGTCAATATTTAGAAATGGTTTGTACTTCTTGATTTTCAAACTTACGGTTTCCCACACTGGGTCTAAAAGTTTCTTATCAAACTTGTTCCCGAACAGGAATATTTTATCATATATGACTAGTGTTTCCAGACTAATATTCCCGCTCAGGAACTTTTTTAGAATTGGTGGATGCCCTTTGGAGCAAGTCAAGGCATCTTCTAATTTTGTTTGTAAGAACAATTCTTCCGACTGTTCTTTGAACAAGTAAGTCAAACTCTGTTGTCTTCGCATCCAGTCTGCGTAAGTCCTTTCTCCAGAATTGATAATTTCTCCAATCCATAAATTTTGTGGGTTATCTACTGATACGAAATTTGAAAGAAGAAAATCTACGACTTCCTTATCCGAATATTTACGACTAGTTTTTTCAAACCAATACTTATCCTTACGTTTGTTGAATGAAGTTACGGTAGCTCGTGATTTGCCTCCATATTTAAAAAAGTCATATTTACTATTCGTAAAATGACTTTTCATCGAAAGATAAGTTTGGTAGGTCTCAAAAGGACTCATAGTGGAAGTTTTGCCTTCGAAGTTTTTTTCATAAAGTTAAGACGAATTGCGTCCCACTTTAATCTTTCTTTCAGAGGTTTTGAAATGAGTTTTGTTACAGATTCAACCTCAAGCGTATTAACATCACAATAGTGAATAATCGCATCAATATAATTTAAATTTTCTTCGGCAACTATTTTCTCAATCTCCAAGGCAAACTTGGATGGTGTGAGAAATTTACTTTCTATTGCTTGTTCTAGTTCATTCATATTCGATAAGTTTAGATTCAACAAACTCTCTAATATATTTGGCGAGTAGTTTGATGTACTTTGATTTGTCGTATTCTTCGTAGACGGTGCATTCTCCATTTTCACAAGCCATTATGATTACAAGTTTTTTAACTGGAATACCAGTTATTTCATATAGCATACATCCATATGCCATACACTGAACAAAATAGTGTTCAATCCACTCTCGTGGTTTTGGTTTTTTAGAGGTCTTAAAGTCGATTATTGATAGTTCGCCATCAAATTCGGCAATACAATCTACGGTTCCAGCAATTCCTAATTGTTTGCTGTAAAGAGAACCTTCAAGAGCATGAATATTATTTATGCGCTTTAAATCTTTCTTTGCAATTTTAAAAAGAAAATCTGGAAGAGGTTGAACTGTTGGAAGTTCTCGATTATGCAAATAGTTTTCTACCAAATTGTGCATATCAGTTCCACGACTGGTTGCTTGTCTGGTAATTTTATCTGCTTCTTCCTCACCGATCCTTTTACGCCATTTTGCGAAAAACTGCCGATTTTTATGACTAGTTACCGAAGTAATTGAAACTAGTTTTAGTAATTCTCCATCATCAGGAACTTTATAGTATCTTACCCCATCAATTGTTTCTCTTTCGAGTTGAGGTAATTCCAAGTCAACATGTTTAAACATTAAAAACCAGCATCCATTTTTGCAATGATATATTCTTTGACAAGTCCAGAGCGGACAATATCTTCTACACCAAATTCGATAACATCAAAAGAAGGCATAGACCTTAAAATTTTCATAAAATCAATGATACCATTTCTGTCATTTGTTTTTAGCAAGTCTGACTGAGTGGCATCTCCGCAAAACATAATTTTGCTGTCTTCACCTATTCTTGTAATAATACTATCAAGTTCGTGAAATGTCAAATTTTGGAATTCATCTACGATAACAATAGACTTATCAAGAGTAGTTCCACGAAGAAAAGAGGTGCTCCAGAACTTAATAGTTTCCTGTGACTTGAGATTTCGCATTGTAGAGTGTAATGAATGTTTTACCAGTTCCAGCACACCCATATGCAACAATATGTCTTCCCTTTGCATAAGATTCAAATAAATTTTTTTGATTATCAGTTAACGGTTCAATCTCTAAAAGATACTCTTGATTTAAAGGTTTTCTTCTTTTCATCTGACGAGTAGTAAGACCAACTCCGATTGGTTGGTCAATATTACCTCTTTTTCTTCTTGCCATAATTGATTAGATTTTTTTTACTGTTGAACCAGGAGACTTACCTGCCTTGGCGAGAACATCGTTCCACCCTGGATTTCTACTGATAAGTTTGTCTTTCCACTCACCTACTTCACCTGGAGTAGCGCATCCTTGCGACCAATCTCTTTGCCATTCAGGATTATCATTATACCATTGAGTAATATCATGAACGCTCATTTCAATTACTTTAGTTTCACCAGTTTCTTTATGAATAATTGGATAAATCGCCATAAGTTATAAAATCAAGATATTTTATTTAGACCCACTCTAGAGCCTGTGAGACTGAAGGAAATTGTTCCTTAAAGACTTCTTTACATGCAAGTGCAACGTCCATGTGCTCCTTTTGAGTACCATTTGCCGAACGAAGATTGATGTAGTGTACCCAACTGCGGCAAGAACCCGTCATATAGATGCGTGTGGGCGTTGCCAAGGGCAGTACAAACCTTGCACACTCCTTTGCTACCCCTGCCTCTAGAAGGCGCTTGTAGAGGGCATTGGCGGCAATGAAATGCTCGGAGATTTCACCCTGCAATTTGAGTTTTACATAATCAGAAATGTCATCAATCGAATTCTGACGATTTTTCGTATCTTGGCGGCGAAGTTCAGGAATGGGAATATGTTCTACCAATAGGTTGGCATCAGCATAACGCTGCGAAAACTCTTGAAAGGTAAAAGATCTATGCCTCAAAATTTGAGCTGCTATACCACGGTTAGTCTCAACTTCAAGAGTCATGTGAGCCTGCTCAAACACAGACCAGTGATTATGTTTAATACAATACTTCAGAAGACCAGAATAATTATCATTTTCCTGATTGTTTGGATTAGAAACTCTGGCAACATAAGCCATCGTTTTTTCCGCATCTGGAGTTACGCTAATAAGTTTTACTGTCATTTTGTTCCAAATCCTTTTGATGTTTTTGCTTCTAGTTCTGCGAGTTCTTCTTTAACAACTCGTAATTGTGCTTTCATTTCTTGTAATTGCTTATCAGAATAAAGATGTTCTTGTTTGATAAGTCTATTAAGAAGTTTAACAAGTTTTTTAGCTCTTATAGTCATAGTCCATAATCCTCCCCAAAGATTTCATCATAATCCAATCCAGCTAATACATTTTTTTCTTGTGGAGACATATTAGTTGGATTAATATCCGTATAAATTTCCGCTTTCAAAGAGTCCACAAGTAACTCTAAATTACGAACAATTAATTTTAATCTTTCGTTGTCCATATATTTTACTTAAACAATCCGTTGAATTTAATCATTTTTTTTCTGAACTCAGAATATATTCCTCCAAATGCTGATCTATAAATCTGAATATTCGATTGTCTTTCCATTTCTTCAACATCGACATAATTAATTGAAGACTCAAATTTTTTCCTATAAAAAGGAATTACTAACATTAATGGAGTACCAACATCAATGATTTGTTTACTAACATCCATTGTAGTTAATTCCATACCGCTCTTAATTCTATAATTGTATTCAAAAAACCAAGGAACATGAAAAGGACTTATATCAGTATGAATAATTCCAGTTGCGGTTGTGAAAGAATTATTCCTGTGCCAAATTGGGTGAGTAATTAGACACGATACATTTTTCTCGGTCTTAATTATCCAAGGACTATTAATTTTACCAAAATGATTATAAATTGGTTTATTTGGTAATGTAGAGAACTGATCGTCTGGATGAGCAACATAGTCTATCTCATAAGGACAATCTACCCAATTAACAACCAATTTATTTTGTTCATCTTCTCGGAAGATGAATGTTGTCCAATTAGGTATGATATATCCAAAATTTAAAAAGTCTTGAATTCCAGGACATCCTTTCACCCCAAGAGAACTATCAGGAATTAATGTATATGGATCTACACCACCAGCACTATTTCTAAGAAATCCAAACGGGCATTTACTTTTTTTATTAGGTAATTCAGATAACCAAGACGGAGACATCTTTGATGCTGAAACAGGTTCTGGAATACATTCTTTCAGATTCTTATCAGCATAAAAATTTACTTTTAAACTCATTTAAAAACAATTCATTTACTACTATTCTATACAAAAAAAGGGGAGAAGTCAATCCCCCCTGCTTAAAAAATTTTGGCGGAATTTTTTCCCACCTTTTGGTAAATCACTTTCGCTTTTTCTTTTGAGGTACTCGGTATCCCCAAAGTTTTGGATTGACTCTACCGTAACCAAAATCAATACTGCTTAAATTTTCACGAAACTTATCCCAGTACATATCAAATAAGCGAACTCTTGCTCCCCTAGTAAGATCAAAACAAATTTTGTCTTCTACAATGTACTTGACAATATAAGCATCATTTGGTGCTTCCTTAGTACACACATCAGTATACGAACCATTCTCAACCAAAATATCACATCCGTACTTTGATTTACAAGTTTCTCTTTCTGTCGGTGTCCAATGATCCATATGGTTTTCTTTTTCAAATGTCTCTGTAGACATTTCGGTAGTATTTTTTGCCATCATAATTACTCCAATTTATTAATTATTAAGAACGACCACCCCAAGTAATATCTGGATATGCTTGGGTAACAATATCCTTGGTGATTTTGTATTTTGTATCTAGTTTCTTATCCTTAACAAGGCAAATAATTTCTGCTTCTAAAGGATGAAGACCTTCAAGAATATTAATAAACATAGATTCTCTACGAATCTTACTAATCCCATCATTACCACCTTTCAGGAAATGATAGAAGTGCTTCCATTCTCTACGAATGGTTGTTCTCCCATCACCATCACTGCTTCCTAATGAAAAAGACCCAGCCTCATGCATCCTACGAACTTCGTGATCAATCTTAGTGCTTAAATTTCCACTATAAGATGTTTGTTCTGCATATCCCGAATATGGGACAGTTCCCTCAGGAAGTAAAGATATGATGCTTTCATCAAAATTCCAAATTAAAATAGCCTTTAAAGATGGATCTTCATACTTTTTAAGAACTTCTACTTTTTTAATATTGGATTTTTGTTTTGAAACAAGATGCAATACTTCAAATGTAAATGGATTATTCGGGAGATCTAAAGTTTCTACCGAAATAGTTCTCTTTGGTTTAACCTGAACTTTCGTATCAGTCTTCTGCTTCGTCGTCGTAGTCATAATCGTTTTCAAACCTTACTGCTAAAATTTCGTCTGGAATAATGTTTCCATGTTCATCATACATTTCTGGGTGGAATCTAGGAACTTCCTGATAATTCATCATGTACTCTCTAGCAACCCATCCAGTGACTAACCCCATTATAAGAAACAGAAAAGTTAGAAATGAACCAAAAACTAAACTTACTGCTAACATATGCTTTCTCCTAATGGGAAGTTTTTACTTTTTCTTAAACGATAAAGAAAACTCAAAGTATATTGTAAATTCTCTTTTGAAAAGAAAAATTAATTTCTCGAATATAATGTGAAAGATTTTAGGTTGCTTTTTTCTTCCCCCGTTTAAAATAAATTCAAACCCACGATTCATAGTGTTGCTATTATTTATGGGTAAATTAGACAATAGAATTCTCCTTTAAAAATTTTATTGTATCTACACAACCACCTAATTTATTTTCATCACAAAGAACCTGAGGGAAAGTGGAATTTTCTCCAAACTCAGAATAGAATTGCTCTTTGGTAAAGTGCTCATCCAAATTATACAATACAAATGATTGGTTTGTCAATTCCAACACACTTTTAATCTTCTCACAATAAGGACAACCAGACTTGCTATAAATTGTAAATTTCATATGTTTTTCTATAACCTATAGTAATTTATATTAAAACCATTGACTGAAGTTAATACCTTTATCCTGAAACAAATTAATATATGATTCTTTTTTTCTGATATAAAATTCTTTATCATCAAAAAAATGTTCATGAAATTCAATGAAGATGTCAGTAATATAATGAATGTTATTATCGTATATTAATTTATCTAGCACGGCAAATTCACTACCTTCAATATCCATTTTAATTAAAACGAAATCATCTGGAGAAGCAATTTCCCGTATAAATCCAGAAAAATCTATAGATCTAACTTTGTGCGTATGGTCATCATACTGAGTCATTGAAGATGGGGTGGGTCTATCATTCAGAATATTAGACCCTTGGCTTGTAAAAGAACCTTCTTCAGACTCATCATAATAATATGCCATTGCACAGTTAACATCTACTGTGCCCTTTTTATCAGATACTGCAGCGTTAAAATGCTTAATGTCAAAACCTTGATTTAGAAGTTCTAGATATTTTGGTTTTGACATTTTATATGTAATTGGGTTTGCTTCAAAACAATAGCATTCCCAATCTTGGTCGATAGAATATTTTTCGGCAAATTGACCAAACCCTTGGAACAAATGTGTTCCACAATCAAAGAATATTTTTTTCATTCCAGATATAAATCATAAATTCACATGAATAGTTATCAACGAAATCATTATCAAATATTTTATCTTTCAAGTCAATTGAATTTCCCCAAGAAATATTTTGGCGAGTACAGGACATTACTTTATAATTATTAAAATGAACTAAGTACTTATCTCTGAAGTTTTTAAATCTGGTACGATAATCCTTCCAATTTAAATGAACTTCCATGGCAATGAATTCGACATTATTTAGAAGGAAGAACATGTTCTCATCTTTAAAGATGGAATATTCACCACCCTCACAATCAATTTTTAAGAAATTAATTTTTTTAATTTTATTATCTTCTATAAATCTTTGGAATGTCGTGGTATCAAACTGCTGGTCATCTCCACCAAATATTTTAATTTCATCCGTGGGATTGTTTACTATTGCCTTATTCACATAAATTAGTTCATCATTTTTATAATATTCTGAACAGTTCTTTTTGAGTGTCTGAATAAGATTCTTAGATGGTTCTAGGCAGTAAACTTTTTCTGGATTGTTTGCAGCAATCGAACATGTAAATGGTCCGACACTTGCTCCAACATCAACTACAATATCACCTTCCTGCACATCTCTCCAAAATCTGTACACCTTCTCATGAATGATTTCGCGGTCAATAGTAATCATATCTTCATATGATAGATTTCCCCAGTCAAATGATGAATGGAAATTAAAATCTTCAGATTTCTTTTCAAGATGCTTAGAAATATCTATACCCATCTCGATTAGATTTTCATCAATAATTTTAGCATGTTCTTCTAGAACTTGATAGTTTTTCTTAATATCAATCAGAATACTACGTGCTTCTTCTGCTTTACCCCACCACCATCCAGACAGTGCTTTCTGAAATAGGACGCCATATTTACCAGGATAATCAACATCAGTACGAAGAGGAACTGAATCAAAGTCTGCATACATGAGTGCCTGGTCAGAATAGATGTAACAATCCTGCCACCACTGACGATTCTCGGCAAACCTTGCCAACAAATAATATGCTTCTGGTCTAGAAGGCATTAGGCACAGTGCTTGTTCCAACATAGACTTGGCACTACCATCACGAGTTCCTTGCCTTTCATAACAGGATGAACCTTTAATCAGAGCTTCGTATGCCAGGTTTTTATCTTCTGCTCTCTCGGCACACCTAAGGAAGTAAGAAAGTGCTGGAGCGGTATGACCTTGAGAATCATACCACATTGCCAATTCAAAATTTAAATCTGGATTTTCACAGTCTAGTGAATATCTAGTCAGTAATTCTTCTTCAAAGGTTTTATTTGAATCTTCCGAAAGACGTTCTTCGGCAGAACATTTTTTATAGACTATAAAATCAAAATCATGATCGTAGTGACTGTATGAATGAGACTTAATTTTATTTCTGGCAGTGCCACCCATCCAGGAGAAGTGCCATCCCAAATCTTCATATCTTGAGTATCCTTCACCAACATATGAAATCTCATAGCAAATATTAAAATTAGATCTAATATCATTTGGACTATGAACAAGCAACTGTTTCTTAGTTGCCATGAACATAGAACAATCCCAAGGATAAGGGGAATTGCTTTGACTATTATATACTCTCAGGTCAGCCCTTCCCTGTAGATATACAAGGGGAATCTTAATGATTTTAGTTTGGTCAGCCTTGACAATACTCGAAATAAATGCAATGTTCTGTGGATTAATAATCTCGTCACAGTCACCGATAATGAATATTGTATCATCATCAAACTGGTTAATGACAGTCATCAGACCATCTCGTTGGATTCTCTCACGAGATCCAACTCTCATCTTTGCTTCATCATTATTATTGTAGAATCTATCATTAGCAGTATACTCAACCACATCATCATTAGAATGTAGTTTGAGTTCAACCACTTCTATCTTATTTTCATCCCACAATCCCAGTTCTTTGAGAGTATCTTTACAGGTGAATGGTTTTGGATTTCCAGTAAAGGTTCTGTCTGAATCAACAATAACAATCTTATCAACATAATCCTTCAACATATTAATGCGAAGTTCCAGAAGTTCCTTCTCATTAAAATAAATGAAGTAATCAACTATCATACTTCTTTTTGGAACTTTTGCTCTAATAGTAAGTGTCTTAGCCATAAGTGTTTTAATAGATTTTGTATTGTTCTCCCACAAGTCAACAATTCGATTGTGAGTATAATAATGATTCTTCTTTTGCCCGTCCTTTACATCACCATCATAACCTTCAAAGGTTGATTCGAATTCAATCTCCTCAACAAACAAAGGAATAGTATAAACCTTCCCACCTCCAGTAAACAGGATTGTTTCTATAAGTGGTTGAATTTCTGGATTAGAACACTCAAGATGATAAGAATTTTCTTTGATATGTGTATCAATAATTCTTTTGGCATAGTCACGCTTCATAATATAAGCGGTGACTGACCAATCATCCCATTGTCTTTCTCTTAAATTTAGATTGTCAAACTCTCCGCGAACAGTCATTAACTGAACACACTGCCAATCTTTTGGCAAACTTTCAACAAACTCTGTCCAAGTAAAGTTCCAGTAATTAACTGTATCTAAACTTAGATCATCCTCACAGAAAAAACCATACTCCTCATCAGTAGTATTATACCACTCTTTTATTGCTTTGAGATGAGATACTGCACATCCTTTCGTACCATCATTTAATGTATGAGAATACATTCCAGTAACTTTATCACTTGATGCGGCAAATCTTTTAGAGATAATACCTTTTGGTTCAATCTGATACTGATTGAATTGACTTTTCAAGTTCTTCTGCCTATCTAGACTTTCATCCAGACTTACATAATAGACCGTAGGAATTCCAGATAGTTTAGATAAATTTTTCTTTGCAAGATATTTTCTATCTCCCATATTTTCAATTCTCCATTGAATAACTTTCTCGACATGCGGGGATTTAATATCCTCAAACACTCTTTTATTTTCTTGAATAAGATGTTCGGCAATCACATAATCTAATTGCCATTGCACCTCTTCTCCAGAATACTTTTGCTCAACATATTGCCTATGATATTCCTCCAACTCTGGATTATAATTTTTGGAGTGAATAAATCTCTTACGGTCTGGATGAGGTAGATGTATTATACTATAATTAAAACTAATAGTCTTGTGTTGTAACCCCAAAAGTTCCAACCTATAGATCATATCAGAATCTTCCCACCCATAGGTGTCAATAGATTCATCGTATCCACCAACCTTATTAAAATTTTCTCTGCTAACAAATAAGATTCCTTTTAAGAACTTGAAGAAAGGACTATAAGAAAAACAATAATCTCTTATTTCTTCAATACTCATCTCACGATAATTAATTGCATATGCACCCAATTGTTCATTATAAAACTCAACTTGGTCTGTCCTAGCTAGACCAGACAGAAATGAATTTTCACTGACAGAAAACTGATCGAAAAAACTGACGTAGGGATTCAATACATAATCACAATCAAATTTGAGGATGTACTCCTGTGTGGCAAAACTTGCTGCAAGATTTAATGCATGAGACCAAACATATTTTTCTTCATTATTAACTCGTACAACTTTAATTCTAGAATCTAAATCGACAAGATGTTCGAGTGGTTCATCCGAACTCCAATCTACAATAACAATTTCCTTAACCTCATCAAAGTGCAACCAAGAATGTAGGGACAGTCTCAGTGCGTCATATCTATTCTTACATGCACAAATAATTGATACGCCCATATTACCCAAAAATAAAATCTTTTACAAACTTTTTAGGAGCTCGGAGAATATAGGCAGCATTATCTTGGAACCCAAAAGTAATTAGATAATCATTCTTATACTCACACATTCCTACGGCAAACTCAATTTCTCCACCAAGAAAATTAAACTGAGGAGATACCTTTACTATGTCCCATTCATCATTCCAAACAACAAACCGATGGCGATAGATACCATCTTTTCTACCAGCTTCACTTTTAGTTAAGTACGTTTCATGGTTAAGGCAGAAACGATGTTCCCCAAATGGAATTACTTGAGATCCTCCCCTAAGGTCAATACATCCCAAATCCTTCCAATTTTTTATGGTAACTGATTCAGTTGTATTATCTTTAATATTATACTTGACTACTTCAGTGCCATTAGTCCATTTAACAAAATGATATGGCATGTCCATAATTGGCATCCAGTTCTTTTCACAATAAGAACCAGCATCACCTTTATGACCTGGAATAGGAATCCTATTTCTAGACACTTCCTTGAATCCACTTCCCGTGAAAACAATTTCACAGAGTTCCATTCTTCCCGTACCAACCGTATCTAGGTCTCGTCTTACTCCACAAACATAAAGTTTATGATCCCAACGAACAATTCTACAATCTTCAAGACCAACAAAGTCCCAAAGTTCCTTTTCGGGGAAGTCCGAAGTGTCAATGTGATGATATGATTTAATTCTCATATTATCATCCATTTCGCACATAATGTTCCAAGTGCGAAGTCTCCAGTCATTTTCTGGATGAATATAAACTAATGGTCCCCAGTGGTGCTCAAATTTATTTTTTTCAGAATGATACAAAGTGTAGTTAATATTCCTCAGATTAACTAATACTTTATCTCCATCAATGTACACTGATGGATTTGTCAGTGATGGTCCTTTAAGTTCCTGAGAAGGAATAACTAATGGATGTATGCTTCCACCATTCTCTAATGCTAATTTTACAAAATTCATAAAGAATTCAATTTAGTCTTTAACTATGTATTATACTTCAATTTGACTCAGAAATCAACAGTATTAGTAGAAGGAAATGAACGATTTGGTCCCCACACAATTCTTACGGCACCATTTCCTCCAGCACCTTGAGTTGCAGCTTCAGCACCACCG